AGACAACGGCAAAACGATTCTTGTCAAGGATTAAATGTTGGTGGTTCATAACAAATGTTAGGAGGTATCAGATGGTAGTAGTCGATATTGGTTATCGCAAGTTAGTGATGACCAAAGAGAAAGCAATGATGTTGGTCGAGTGCCTTGAGAGTGCTGAAGTATACGAAGAGAAGTGGTGGAGTGATGATGTGCGTAAAGAGAAAGGAATGGATAGCACTTACACCTACCACGTGTATCCGAATGAAGCCCACTTCAGCATGAGGATTGTTAGTGATTCACATTTTCAAATGGCTAGATTAGCCGGTAAACCACAGGAGAAATGAAATGAAACTTGGAAAGTTAGAGTATTCAGTGAGTGCGGAAGAAGGGAGAGTGAAAATAAATTGGAAGGACATGCCCACGGATGTAGTCCTATTAGACATATTGAAAGATTGGATTTGTGAGTTAGAAGGTATTTACGAAACCAAACATCAGGAAATTTTTAATCAAGGGGAATCAAAATGAGTATTAGTGCATCAGCAGTATTAGTAGAGTTGAACATCAGCGTTTGGCCCGCCGCAAAGATCGATCGTGAAATCACGAGCCAAGTCAATGCAAGCGCATCAGCACACAAAGATGCGTCACAGACCAAGAAGAATCTGTTTGCGGGTACAAGCCTACGAGCAGACATTGAGAAGTTTGCCGCAAGGGTTCGTCTTTACAACAACCAACACACCTTACCTTGGGCAGACAAGGGTGAGCGCATGTTGCCGACCAAGTTGTTCATGGACTACAAGCAGACCATGAATGGGTACGAGCGTACGTTCAACATGTTGTGCGATAACTTCTTTGATGAGTACGAAAGGTTGGTTGATGAAGCCAAGGTGAATCTAGGTTCTATGTACAAGGCAGAGGACTACCCCGACCTAACAGAAGTTAGGAAGAAGTTCAGCTTTAGACGTAGCGTGAAGCCTTTACCCGAGGCGGGCGACTTTCGCTTGGACATTCCCGCGCATGACTTAGAGGAGATGAGGTCAGCGTATGAAGTTCAATACTCGGAGAAGTTGGCCGATGCGATGCGCACACCATGGGAACGCCTGCATGAAGTTCTCTTGGGTATGTCTAAGAAGTTGGAAGGCTCAGGCGATGAGAAGAAGCGGTATCACGACTCATTGATTACCAACCCATTGGAGTTGTGTGAGTTGTTGACGAAGCTGAACGTGACTAACGACCCCAAGTTGGAGGATGCACGTAGGCAAGTAGAGCTAGCCATGCTCGGAGCTGACATTGAAGAGGTCAAGGATAGCCCCGTGGTTCGTGAGAATCTAAAGTCCAAGGTCGATGCGATTTTGGGTAAGTTCGAGTGGTAATTTATAACATTTGTTAGGAGTAAGTGAATATGTCTATGAATACATTGAGTTTGAGTAACGTAGTTGTTGGTGAAGACTTGCAGAAGACTATGGACAAGGAGGGGTTTAAGTTGTCAGGCGTGTTCAACATGCTTGACCCTGTGGTTAACCGACTGGCTTCATTGAATCCACTGTGGACTTTTGTTATCAATAACAGTGGTTTGGGTACAGGTAACAACCGAGTGGCATCAGGATTTCAAGTCAAGCTAGATGGTGAAGAGCTAGGCACTATCGGATTGAGTTACATGGGTCAACGCGGGAAGGTTATCGCTATCTGCAACGATCGTATTGGTAAGGGTAGGCAACGTACTGATTCGTATCGCACTGTGGATGCAGATAAAGCTATCCTCATGGCGAAGAAGATGTTCGGCAAGATGAATCCCAATGAGCGTATCAGTAAGGCTAAAGATGCGGCGGAACGTGTAGTGTCTCGAGCAAGCTGGAACAAAGAGCGTGATCGTACCTTGCACCAAGGCAATATTAAAAATGAGATGTTGGTATGGGCTGAGACTAAAGGTAATGCTTTGTTCATGGAATACCTAAAGGTGGAAGCAATACCCTCGCTTAGACACAAAGTTACTACCTCTATGGAAAAGGTAGAGTTACTCGATACCGAAATGAAGACTATCGAGAGAGTGCAACAAGACTTCAGTAAGAATAAAACCGCATTGGTGGTTAAAGATACAGGTAAGTACCTAGTCAAAATAGGTGACAAAGTTGATCTGTACGATGATAATACGCTCCCCGTGGATATGCGTATGAAGATAGGTATGCTTAAACTTGTGGAAGATGAGCAGTATCTTACTGACGTTGGATGTAAAGTGTCGAGTGAGATATTTGTGTTGTTGGTTGATCTAACAAATGTTAGCGAAGGAGTATGAGATGAACGAAGAAATTAGATATAGCTCAAAGGCTATCCCCCTGCGGGGGTGTAATGACCCCAAATTTAAATATTACAGTGCCGCCAATACCGATGTACGCAGAACATGGCGTAAGGCTCGCTTGCTTATCCGTATCACCAAGGGGGCAGCGTATGAAAGCCGTGCTTGAATACACATATCCACAAGACGAGGGCAAGCTCAAGCATGCGCTAAGAGGTGAAGAGTATTACCTTGCGTTGGTTGATCTTGACAGGATGTTGTCGAACGAATGGGTTGACTATGCCGAAGCAGTTAAACGAGCAAGGGTGTTTTTAGATGAGGTACTAGCCGAATGAAATGCCCCCTATGCAACGCCCCAACAGATATTAAAGAAACACGAATAACTGATAAGGGATACGTTAGGCGTAGGGAGTGTTTTAACAACCATACATTCAAGACTGTGGAAACAGTATTGACTGAGCCAAGAGAAAAAAGGAGTAAGTATGACAGGGATTGAAGAGTTAAAGTTAGAGAAGAAACGCAAGGGGCGGGGGTTTGGTAAGAAACCCGCGCTGTTTTGCACGAGCTTGCGTCTACCAAAGCATGTGATGGATTACTTCAACACAAACTATGCGTATACAAAGCAAGCCAAAATGAGAGAAGTTCTTACCGAGTACGTTAACAATCAAACTAAGGAAACATCATGATTCAATTAGCAACAATACCAAAAGTAACCAAGTCAGCACAAATCCGTAACTACGTTGCGGCAAACCCAAAAGCTAAATCAGCAAAGGTAGCCGAGGCGGTAGGTGTAACCCCTGCGTATGTAGCCACAGTAATGTGGAACGCAAAGAAGAAAGCCATAGGTGGTATGAAGAAGAAAAAGGCTATGACTAATAAAGCAAAGCCAATGACGTTGAAAGAAATTAAGGCGGCAACTAAGCGCGTACAGGATAAATTCTTTCCTAAGCCTGATTGGAATCCGTTGGGTTTATATTCATCCGATACTTCATTCTACGGAGACACACCTAGTCCGCACACACAACGTATAGTGGAATTGACCGGTGCGATAGCCGACAACATTAACCTGAACAAAGCCATGCAAGTAGAAATGTTTGAATCAAAAGCCGACCCGGTCAACAACCCTGCTCATTACACAGTAGGTGGAATAGAGACGATCGACTTCATCGAAGCTAAGAAGCTCGGGTACAACCTCGGCAATGTGATTAAGTATCTGACTCGTGCCGACCACAAAGGCAACAAGATGGAAGACTTGCGCAAAGCACAGTGGTATCTAGCACGCGAGATCAATTCGCTCAAGTGACACCTAACATTTGTTAGAACTAAGCCCGCCTAGTGCGGGCTTTTTTTCGTCTGTACTATTGACAAAGTAAAAAGTTATGCTATCATAAAGACTTGAAAAACTTTTTGGAGTATCAGATGAGTGAACGAATGGACAACGCACTTGCCCTCGCTGACAAGTGTTGGTCAAAAGCAAGCGGAACAAACCCCGAGTTTGTTGAGCGCTACCTAGAGTTAGCAGAAGAGTTGCTAGTGTCAAAGCCCGTTGTTCTTGGTGATGAATTCCGAGAGTACTGCGGCAAGAAACTTTTATTCCGACCCAAAGAACTGCACCCTAACGTATGGGTATCAGGCGTACGCGCTCTGAGTACGCTCGGATGGATTGCCCACAATGGTTACACGACACCGACCAAGTCACACAACCACATGCCCTCGGTCTCAGTATGGAAGAGCATGATCTAT